AATGGAGACCCGGGCATCTTAACAAGTCCCTGGGGAGCCTTATATTTTTTCTTTCTTCCCATACGGAGCAGATTAGCGTAAGGAGTCATCTTTGTCAACCTCCATTTAGCTTAGAATTTCGTTTGCCAACCTCTCAATATCGTCAATTGGCATCTGTCTATTCTCCCATTTATCAATCAAATCTTCTCTGAATCTCCAGAGTTTACCGAACTTGATACCAGGGAGATAACCCGCCCGGGCGAGTTTGCAAATCTGGCGCTCTGTTACACGAAAATGTCGGGCAAGGTCGTGAGGAGTTAGATAAGTCATTTCCAAGTCCCTGTGTGAGCCGATTCTGGAACCTCGAAAAAGCCGAGTGTTTCCCTACGTGAGTGCTCTTCTAAACCTGCCATCAATTATTCCTTATGATAATTTGGGTAGTCTGTTTCCCAATATTTTGCACAGGGATGATCATCTTCGGCCAGCCATCAAAGAATAGGGTGGTCATCACCGATGCCACCTCTTGTAGTCCAAATTCACGGCGTAGGATTTGGCTAAGTTTTGCACATTTGGAGGCAATGGTGGTAACGGGCGCCTCTGCTGGCCTGTAATTTTGAGCACCACATACTGAAGAGATTCGACAATATGAGAAAACTTATTCTTTTCTGGTTTCGTCGCATAGGTCCCTGTCTTGCCAATCTCCGGATAATGGTACCCCCCGATGAAGCCATTGATCAGTCGGGTACAGCCAGGATCGATCAGAATACCGTCGATCCTTCCCAGTTCTGTTTCGAGGCTCTCCTTCCGGGCCATCCAGTTTTGTTCCGAGGGTTTCACATCGATGCCGATCTCACGCATCAGCTTTGCGTTCGACGTAAATCCCCCTTCCTTTTTCGAATACTCGTTCTCACCGGCAGGATCAGCCCAGTCCTGATATCTCGCCCCAGGATAGGATATGTTGCACTCCGTTTTGACCCACTCGGCAAAATCCACCAACCCCATCTTATTCGTATAGAATTCCTTCAGTACCTGGATATGCCGAGGCTGTGGAATTTGGACCACGGCACAGGCCGGGGTATTTCCAGAATTATCCCAACCTCTCCAGAGCTCTCCTTTCGCCCAAACCAAAGGCTCTTTGGCTACGTGGAGGTCTCGCCTGAAATTGTTGTGGACCAACTTCCCTTGGACGATGATCCCGGGCTTCCCTTGCACGTAGGTGGCGATCCAGTCAGGAGAGTCCTTGTAATCAGTGATCAGATCATCGTAATAATGAGGCCGGAGGTTACGTTCGTTCTCCCGTGGAGGTTGCCAGAAGCCCACATGGTTCTTTAGTGGCTGGCCTTGTGGAATCGGACCAGGAGGAGGGGTATCCCACGCAAACTCTGAATAGGTAGGATGCTCAAAATCTGGCGGGTTAGTTGTTTCGATCCCGAACCTAACCGGGCACAACTGTGGATAGCGCCCTATCCTGTTCTTCAACATCCTCTTTACTTCCCCTGGAACCTCAATCGACTCATCAATCCAATACCCCGTGACCTCGAGGGATTTAAATTTTTTGATGTCATCGGGATTGTCACAGGACCGGAAAAGAAGTTCTACCAAGAATCCGGCTGGGTATTGGAGTGTGTAAATGTTCTCCTGTTTCTTATGATCCCCCCATGAAAACCAATTAAACACCGTCCTCATCGTAGTATCTTGGAGTTCTCGGTAGGAGTTCCTTACTACCACCCATCGAGTACCCATGATCTTATATTGCTTAAATAGAAATTCTGGCAGGTAATCACAAACTTCCCACGCTGCACCGGAGGTCTTCCCTGAGCCAACCGGACCCACTATGCAACGAATCTGAGCAGAAGATCTATGAAATCTCTCGATGGTTGGTAGGGGACGATAAACCTTCGTTTCTTCAGTCATCTTCACTCCTCCCACTATTGGCTGGCTTTTCTATGGGAGTTCGATCCAAGATAACCACGGAGGCCCCCTTTAAGTCGACATCCGCCTTTTTGGGCATTAAAGAGGGCAAAACGTCGGTCAGGAATTTATTCAGAAAACTCTGTCTTCTCGGAATTACCCGAAGATCCTTTTTTTTACAATGTGGACATTGAACAGCATCCGATTTGTACGGAAACTCAAAACCGCATTCATGGCAACGCATAGCATCAGAGGCCAACTCATCGAGGGCTTTTAACCTTCCCTGCCGAAAATACCACTTAAAGAAATCCTCCTTCGCCTGCGTACATTTGTTCTTAGAGCCCTTCTTTCGCCCCTTTCCCATGTTTGTCAAAGTTGCTGGGTGTCCCTTCGGGTTTGCCATTCTGTATTTCACCTCCAAATTAGAGATTGACTACCTTCGTCTTCATTCAATGTTGACCTCCCCGGCCAATGGTGCATTTTTATACCATACTTATCAACCGTTACTAGGAATTTGTATAAGTCTTTCAAAGCCTCGACCTGAGCTTCCCCCATACTCTTTTCCGGGTTATCAGGAAGCGCCTCGAAAATGCCCAATAAAGCATGAAGTTCAGGGGCATATTTTTTTCCACACTGATCAAATACATCGGCAAAACTATCCTGTAAAAATAGCGCCAGAGGAATCGATGGATCTGTCCCTCCTCCACATATCGGACAGCATCCGTTGGCCCCGAAATTATTGTATTTAATCGCAAGCCTATATTTCTGTTCCATAACCTTTCTCCTCCCTGGTCATCGACCGGTTAAGGTTAAGAATCCTTGAATAACTTAAACCCTTTTGCTTCATTTCATTCTCCTTTTTAGGCCAAGATCAGACCGTCAAAATTTTTGGCGATTTTTGATTTTTTGTGGTCGCCACATAAATCCATACCCCTTACTCCCAATCCTAACCCTAAAACCTAATCCTAAGTCCTAATCCTAAACCCTAAAGACAGGAGGGCTTCGCCACCCTTACAAGACGACAGACCCTGAACACCTAACCTATAAGCCTATAAACCTCCGCGACTGAGCAGTTCAGTTTCATTGCTATCTCCCTGTAACTATTTCCATTTTTCTTCATTTCGAGTGCCTTGTCCCTTCTTTCTTTAGCCTGGGCCTCATATTCCTCCCTGGGAATCATCCCCCTGGCCCTTCGAATCTTTTTAATTGCCTCTTTCCAGCGCCGCCTTTTCTCGTCTTCGGAAATAAGAGTCTTTAGGGACCGCTCTTCTTCTGGCGTGATTTGGAGCCAATCGAGCGCTTTTTGGGTTGTATACCTGAATCTATGCGAACCCCCCCGCCATTGACGATAGATAAAAGGTACATGGCCTCTAATTTTGGCCATAGTCCAATTTGGAGTAAAGAGTCTGCTTAGGGCTTCGAGCTCGGAATATAGCCTTCCTGGATATTCGAGGGTTGGTGGAGTAATCCATGATAAAGAAATAGCGCCTAAGAAAATAAAGGGATATCTCTGGCCGTCCGGGTTTCCACCTTGTTCCCATCCTCTGAGAGAACAGAGAGCGCGAAGGTCTAAAACCCTTGCCCAGTGAAGTGATTCCTGGCTAAATTTCCATTGCGCTACCTTCGCCTCATTTGGCTTGTCCTCATTCCCCTTTCTAGCTTCTCTTAAGAGTGCAATTTCCGCTCGAGTATAAGGCAGAATCTTATCCGCCAACATATCAAAATCATACCGGATGGGATTCGATGCATCACCATGTGCGTAAAGAATTTTGACAACCTCCCCCGATTTTGTATTTACCGTTTGGTCTATTCTCAACACTCTACTCGCATCCAAAGCCATCTGGTCGGCTCCAAAAGCTTCAAATCTCTTTGCAAGATACCTCTGAAGTGCATTCCATCTTGGCAATGCTTCCTTCGGAATTGATTTCTCAAGGAGCCACTTGCTTTGAAGACCTCTTCCCGAAAACAAAATGAGCGATGGCAGGGGGATTTTTTTATTCTCGCAGTATTCCAATAGCAGGGAAGTTGATTTCTCGGGTTTTAAGTTTGTTAAGTTTTCAACCTTGTATACATCGAGATCGAGAAAGTTGGCATTGATTCTCAACAAATTAACGACCCTTCTATTCCTTCTAAAAAAATCGTTCACCGAGAGCCAACTATCCCATCGTCTGTCAAGGTGAGATAAGACGAAAGGCATTTCTCGGAGCGGATATGAATCCTGTTTTGGTGTGTGATCTCCTATCTTAGTTAGAGTAGAAAAATACCCGGGTGAGCCAAAATCATGGTAGAAAAGAGGTTCAAAGATTAGTTGGGAAGTATCCTGGAACCCGTTATTCATTGTACCATACAAACAACTCACCCCCTTGCCGATCTATAAATTTGAAAGTCTTTCGCAAAGTCTTCAACTAACCCTTTCGGATACCCTTTCGGGAACCGTTTCTACTTGCATTTAATTGCAAGCCCCATATTCAATTAGGCAATACCTAGACATCTCCTACCCCCATCTTGCTCAGTGCTAAACCATAAGAACGGCGTTCTGACGGTACATGAACGCCGTAGAATCTGCCTTCCCCGCCATGACCCAGACCTAAATTTTCTTCCTAGACTGCAACACCCTCACGATCTGGATCAAAAAAAATACAATCAAACAAGATAGAAAAAAGGCTTTCACACCGATCAAAATCATCAATTTCACCTCCCTTTAACTTTCTGCAGGGTCCTTACCTCTTTTCCATCAATCTTTTTGGCTTCGTAGCCAGACACGAAACTTTTTTCTGTCTGTCTTACCCGCATTTCCCCAATAAAATTTTAATTGTGATAATTTCCAAGAATCCTGAGTGCTGGGTCTTTTCTTCTCTTGCGTTTTCTTATTTTCACCTCCTATCCCATCCGCGATGGCCTTCACGTGTTTCGCCGTGACCTTCCCTTCCGGTGCCGTCTCGACGGCTTGCGACCAGACTTC